CACCGCCAGTACCAAGTGGTTTTTCATGGTCGCTAATGCGGCCTTATATGGGGGAGCGCCAGAGTTGGAGAGCTGGGGCGGACTGTAAATCCGTTGCCTTCGGGCTGAGTTGGTTCAAATCCAACCTCCCTCACCAAAGCGTGTCGCACTACGCTTTATGAGGTGCGAGATCATATGATTCTGGCCTGCATATGGGCGGCTTAGGATGGATGGGTATGGCTATTCCCGTCGAAATACATATGAAAGCCAGTTATACGGCGGAGTGGTCGAGTCTGGTTTATGGCGCTTGTCTTGAAAACAAGAGGCGGTGATGAGCCGTCCGTGGGTTCAAATCCTACCTCCGTCGCCACACATGACAAAAGCCGCCCGAATGGGCGGCTGGTAGTCACTTCTTTTTTAGGAGTATGTTTATCATATCACACACAACCGCAGCTTCATCATCGGACAGACTGGATATGTCGATAAATCTTTTATCTTCACGGCAGAGCATATAGTCTACTGTCACGCCGAATAGCGTAGCGATCTTCACAAGAACTTCGTAGGATGGAAGTCGGATGTCCGTTTCGTATGAGGACACCATTGAGGCTGTTACTCCTATTCTTTCTGCAACCTGCGCCTGAGTTAAATGTTTTTCTTTGCGCAGTTGTTTTAATCTTTGAGAAAATTCAACCATGACGCATAGCCTCCTTTTCTATCAGTTTACACGAAAGAGCCTTTCCGATAGAAATGTTTGTTATACATAATGGTTCTATATGGGACGATAGCTCAGATGGAAGAGCGGCAGGTTGAAGCCCTGCGCGTCGAAGGTTCGATTCCTTCTTGTCCCACCAAAGCCAGAAATGGCAATTTGCTCTTTATGAGCTTCTATTGGGAACGTATGCCCTCCGTGAAAAGCGGACGGACTGGCAGACCGAAAGCACTGCTACTCTAATGGGAGTTACCAACTGAGTTAAAATAAGTGGGGAAACCGTGCAAACCGGAACTAAATAAGCGTCAGTAACTCAGTGGGTAGAGTAGTCGCCTTTTAAGCGACAAGTCAAGGGTTCAAATCCCTTCTGGCGCACCAAATGAACTCAGAGTGCTTTGCTCTGAGTTTTTTGTTTTATGGAAAGGAGGTTGAGACATGGCAGGAGAAGTAAAAAGAAATACTCGTACTAAAAAGTCTGCATCTGCTGAGAAAGCATATTTGAACGATGATGGTTATCTGTTTCATTGTACTTCTTGTGGCAAGGGATTTATGAGGCAAAAAGATAATTTCAATGTGTCTCCATCTCCGTACTATGCAAGAAATAATGGTTATTTGCCTATCTGTAAGCGCTGCTTAGAAAAGTCATTTGATTACTACACAGATGATGTTTTTAACGGTGATCAGGATAAGGCGATGGACTTTTTGTGCGCTACCATCAACACATGTTTCGATGAAACGGCTTGGACAAATGCAAAAAAGAGTCCGCCAAACAAAAGCCGTGTCAGCGCTTATTTTTCAAAACTGAATCTTGCGCAGACGAAAGGTGCGTCATATGCAGATACTATTTTGCTGCGAAGAGCCAATAAGGTTGAAAATGCAACTTCTGTGCAGCAAGTAAAAGATAATCCTAAAATTGAAGTGCCTATTGAAACCATTCGTCTATTTGGTCTTGGTTTTAGTGAGCAAGACTATGAGGTTTTGAAGTTTGAATACGATGATTGGGTGAGCAAGTATGGAGAACCTGAGGATAAGCGTCAAGACGAGCTATACAAGAGTATTTGTTATTTGAAATTGCAGCTTCAGAAGTCCGTTCAGAATGGCGATGCTGGTATTGGTGCGTTGGCTAAAACTTATAAAGAGTATATCA